CCGAGTCTTTTTGCGGTCTTTCTTGAGCCGTACCACGCAGCGGTTTGTGTTGTTCGGAAAATGCCCGTCCGCAATCACCGCGATCTGCACCCTAAGCGCCTCGTCCGATAGAGGAACGCCGGGGCCACCGGGGGGCAGATACACCACTGGTATAGACGCTTTGCCGTACCCGATCTTGGTCAGTGACTTTTTGTTCTTCCCAGTATCGACCCACTGCTCTTGGCGGGCATGCAGCTCCCACGCCTGTACGGTTTCCCGCTTAGCCCCACTGCGGTCAGTAATAAGCATGCGGTGCTCCGGACTTAAGAGCTGGTCGATGCCGTATTTTGTTTTTACCTCGAACATCGTGTCGCAAGGCAGCTTGACGTACTTGGCGGACTCCACGAAATCCACGGCACCGGTTTCTGGCCAATACTGCGCCACTGGCCCGCCAGCGTAGTCAGCAATACGTTTCCACCCTGTGGGTGACAGGTACTCCGTGTCGGCATCTACGCAACCGAGGTCGTTCAAACAAAACGCCCGGTTATGGCTGGTCAGGAAGTCCGACGTGGCCTCTTGGGCCTTGAACGGTTTGTACATCCCAGGCCAGTCGTAGTAATACAGGATGGGGGAGGGCACATCGAACCCCAGGTTGCGCAGCACGCGCACCTCCTCGACGCCGTGCTTGACCGCGACAACGTGCGGCTTGAGTACCTTGGACTTCGGGATCAGCGTAGTGATGCGCTCTACATCACGCACCTTCAGGACTATAGCTTTCCTTTTCGGAATGATCAGCATCGGTTAACACCTCGATGAGTTTCTGTAAGCAGTGCGCTGCCTTCTGGGCGTTCTCCAGAGGAGTGTTTTTGTCATACATGCGCATAAGGTACTTTAGCACGTCCTTCCGGTGCGCACCGACTTGCTGCTCGGTGCTCCAGGTGTCAACCACGTCCCAAGGCGCGATGCCCATTTCCTTGTAGTGACTACCAGCGACTTGGTACTCGTCAGCGGACAGTACAACTTTTTCGTGGATGTAGTGCTGGGTCATTTCTTTCCCTTCCCGTACATCTCCGGGTGGTCCTTGCGCCAGCCACGGTTCTCCTTCTGGCTGACCACGCGGGTCTTGCCACGGTTCTGCGCACCGGTCTTGTCCTGCGGAGTTACGTGGTCCACGTCTTTGCCGTCACCGACTTCGGCGCGGCCCTCGCGGATCGCCTCTCGGCGCGCCCGGTTATTCTCGACGCGCTTGGCTTGTACGTCTGGGCGCTTGTTGTAGGCGGCTTTGGTCTTCAGCTCTTGGGGGGATGACTTAGGCATAGAGAATTTCCTCTAACTGTTTCACGTCGTCAATAACAACTGCTAACCCGTTAGCAGCACGGATCGCAGCGATCTCACGGTCCTGGAGTACAGACGTGTTGCTCCGCTTGCCGGGGGCTTTGCACTCGATGGCCAGGAGGCGTCCGTCCCAGCAGCAGATCACGTCCGGGATGCCATGCCGCCCCATGCCGTTGCTCACCGGAGAGAAATGCCAGATACCCTTGGCGTCCAGCAGCTTCTTGACCGCTGCCTTGACTTTCCCTTCCGGCGTGGTGGCCATTACTTGGCTTCCTCGCGGAGTTCACTGACCCACTCCGGGTCTGCAATGGCTTCGGGTTCATCCAGCAGGTGCGCCAGCCGCATCGCTAACTCGTGAGCTAGTTCGCCGCAGTTCTCGTCCGAAAACGCCTCCCGCAGCAGTTCCTCGTCACTGTGGTTCCAATACTTGTTGTACATGTCACACCCCGCAAAATTCACAGAGACTCTTGCCCACTGGGCACCACGACCTACAGAGACCCGACGGCTTGGCGGGCCACTTGTTCTCTTCGTAGGCGACTTCAAGACGCCGCACGCGCGGCGCGAACTCGTTCCAGATATCGCTTACTTGGTCACGGGTAAACGCTTGTCCATCGACACGATTTTCCTTGAGCCAGACGAACCCTGTGTTCACCACCTCTACCCAAGGATAGTGTGCGAACGCGAACCCGGCAAACAATTTGAGCTGGTCGGAGTCCGTCTTGCGCTTACCCGTTTTCCAGTCCAGCAGCGTGGCGCGTTTCGACCCCACCACCCCCACGTCTATGATCCCCCGGCACCATGCGTTCTGATGGCTCCAGGTGGTCGGGCGGAAGTTCTTGTCCAGGGTCATGCGCTCTTCCACGATACGCCTGCCAGTGCGCTTGATGATGCGTTCGATCAGGGTTTCGTAGCCGCTGAGGTAGTCGGGCAGGGCTGTGCCCTTGGTCAGCCGGTTTTCCAGGCACTTGTGCACCTTGTTACCCCAGATGGTGGCATCCGTGGGCGGCTCGGTGACTTGCTTGGCGACTCGGGTCAGGTGGTATCGGCGTGGGCAGGTCTCGAACGCGGTGAGCGCCGAGTACGACCACGGGGGTGGTTTAGAACTTGAACATTGGGAGGTCACCTTCGTCTATCTCCTTTTCTACCTGTTCCCAGAACGTCTCAAATAACCCAGCGCCATGCGGGGTTCCCTTGTTTGCCCTACGCAGCATCTCCCGGCGAGCCTGCCAGTGTTGCTCAAGCTTCCGCGCCACCCGTTGCTTCTCTTCCGCATCCAGCGGGCGACCCAGCGTTTTTTCGATGACCTTGAGTGCCTTCTCGATGCGCGCACGCCTTGTCTGCTGCACGTACCGCGTGTAGACCGTGCGGTAGAACTCGTGCACCTGGGACTTCTCCACTCCATCCAGGTTGTTTCGTATCGCCCGGACGTAGGCTACAAAGTCAGCCAAGCTGTCATGGAAGCTCTCTATGATGGGCTTGAGTGTAACATGTTCACGCGGAAGCACGAAGTTTTCCGGCATTTCCGTGAACTGTGTGATGTACCTGTCCGCCAGTCTGAGCATCCCCGCCGGGTCTCGCGTATGCAGCAGGTATTGTGTAGCTTCCCGTAGTTCCATGGGTTCTCCTAGTAGTCAGTGTGGGGTAAACCTATTATAGACCCACATGATCTATCATATCGCAACTATAACTTTAGTCATAACGGACTACGGGCGGGCTGTGGTTTGTCCTACTTCGCGGCTCCATACGTGTCGGCGATGTCTCCTTCGCTCCAGGTTACCAACTCAGGCCACCAGGGGGGTGGCGTCCGCATGATGTGCTGGACTTCCGCCAGCACGGCTTCAGCTTCGGACTCGGGCACCACGCCAACCCACTCGTCGTGAACCAGCAGGGCTGGGCGGTAACCCGTAACCCTGTGAATCTCCAGGGTGTTGCCAGCGATCACGTCACGGGCTAGCGCCTGGACCACGTTCTCCGTGATCTTCCCGGCGTATATGCGCGCCTTGTGCCGCCCCTCACCGTACCACCACTCCTTCTTGCCATCTTCGCCGATCTCCCGGCGCAAGCTGGGGTAACGAATGAGCCCGCACGGGGTGCGGATGCCGTCAGGAGCTGGAACGCACATCCCCCACGGGTCGATAGAGAAGCCGTCCGCGCCCTCGGATATGATGGGGAGGGCATCGTGGCAATCCTTCCAGCCCTGGACAATCTGCGGGTACTCATCGCGCCACTTGTAGACGACCTCGGCTGCGTCAGCCTCCGCTAGATCAATACCTGCCATGAGCTTGGCGACCTTCTGGAACGTAACCGGACCTGCACCGAACCCCAACCCCAGGTGCGCGACTTTACCGACTTGCCTCTGCGGCTTGCTGACTTCAGCTACGTCAACACCGTATAGGCGGGAGGCGAAGTCCTTGTACAGATCGGCTTTCTCCGGGTCAGCCTGGAACAACGCCATGCTGCTCGGCACCTTCCACAAGAAGTGGTTTACACGTAACTCGATGCCGGATAGGTCCGCGACGACGACCTTGTACCCCTTCGGCGCAACGAGGCTGTTACGCAGGGCGTCACTGAGCTTGCCGCTTACGCGCGGCAGGTTCTGTGGGTTGTAGCCCCACCCCGACCACCGCCGTGTGGTATCCGCCCCGCTGTACTTGAGGGGGACCGGCAGTTTACCGCCCGCCGCGCCAGCTGCTTCGAGGAACGCTTCGATGCGGGTCTCCAGGAGGGTGGACTTTACCCCGAGACGGGCTTTGGCCGCAGTAGCCACGAGGGGGTCTGGATGATCCTGTAGCGCAAGAAACGCTTCGTCCGTCTTTGCAAGCGCTGGAGCCTCCTTGCCAGTGGTTGGTGAGATTTTTGTAGGTACTTCGACGCCGAGGTCTTTGAGGAGCGCTCCGAATTTAACCGCGCTGCCCAGCGTTTTTGCCACAGCATCTGCTGCTTCTTCCGCTTCCATCCCGA